ACGACTTGTCACATAAAGTGTAACCTTGCAAAAATTGCTTTAACGTCAATGGATTGGAGCCAGTATTTTGTAGAGCGCTGCAGGACGTAGTCGACTGCGCAGGCGGATCAATTGTAACATTCAATTGATTGAGATTGAGCTAACTCAACTGCGTTAACCCATTGCATGGTATGCAAGCCTATATGTTATGCATTTAAGGTAACCATACTACCTAGATTGTATTGTTTAAATACTGAAGATTAAGATTTTTGAGAACTCTATGAAAACAAGCAAATGGACTCTTTGCCTGCCAAGGATAAGATATATATAAGCAGTTGTTTTGTTTTAGCTCAGGATCTATTATAATGTACGCGATTTCCAACTTCCTAAGCATGGATATATTCATTCCGTGCAATCCGGTCTTTAAGCTCATACCCAACTTCATACTTTTCGATCAACATGTAAAAATAGCTTGATTGTTCATTCATTTGCTGCTCGTCAGCGCTATCGAATCCGCTGTATTAATACTAACGGTCGAGCAGTACATCAACCATGTTAACCAACTTCTTGCTTGGTCGCCACTTTTTGTCTTTTATCTTAGCATTGTATTATGCGTATAGCTCGGTTTTTCTTTTTATTTAAGCTTCAACATAGTCAATACCCCGTCCCCATACTAGCATTTAATTTACTGACTATTGACAGAGTGTAGCTAAGAAGTAGTTTCGTTCATCTTCTGTAATGAAAATCCTGTGTTTGAAAGTGGCAGCAGCATCTCGATTGTGCACTCGGTCTAGTTTTCGTGTAATGCAATGTTCTCCGTTCGTTTTCATATACACGTCTTTTGATAAAAAATCAAAATACTCTAGATCACCTACTCTTGGCACTTTGGCGACCTGACCGAGCCCATATGTTCCTATATCATTCGAATCAGCATGTGTGGTTTTAATTAGATCGTTGATGCGGTTTATGGCCCATGAAGCCCCGATAACGTACACGTCATCTCCTTGCACACAAATGTACACAAAACACTGGCCGTGTTTTGAGAAAAGTATTATCAGGAGTTATGCTCGTCCATATTCTATATAGATCACAAACAAGACATAGCTGAATGTACGTAGTGAATTTCCCACAGTTGTCCTGGTAGGATGACCACTAAATACAGTCCCAATAATCTCTATTTTGTATATCGTAACTCTTGTCTTCCTGTACTTGAATTCTGCCTTCGCTACAAAAAGTTAGTCACATACAAAATGTGTCAAGGTCTCACGCATAAAATCTGGTAGGCTATGAATACTGCAGAACACCGGAATCACTCGTTACCACAGTGCAGTATCAACCTATTCAATTAACTCAGCATGCTAATGCGAATCATGTGAAC